AGGTAAAGGCAGAAAGAACAGTAAAATTTACTATTAGATATATTGAAGGTATAGATGAAACTATGAAAATTTTATTCAAGGATAAAGTTTACAATATAACCTTTATTGATAATATAAAGTATCAAAATAGATTTATTGAAATAAAAACCTTAGAATTAGAAGGTGATTAATATGGCTAGAATTACCCTTGAAGGTATGCAGGAACTAATCGATAAGGTTAACAAACTAGGTATTCAAGGTGAGAGTATTAAGAAAAATGCCCTTGATAGGGCTTCAGAATTAGTTAAAGACACCATGGAGAATAAAGCTCCTAGGTCAAAATTAAATAAAAAACATATGGCAGATAACATAAATACTTCTGAAATTCAGAAGGAAAATGGAGTTGATTATGTTGAAATAGGACCTAGAAAAGATGATAATTCAGAGTTTTTTTATTCAAAATTTACAGAGTATGGAACATCAAAACAACCAGCAAAGCACTGGGCAGAAAAATCTGTACTTGAAAATAAAAAGAAAATACAAGAGATTATAGGAGAAGAGCTCATGAGGGGGCTAGAGGAATTTGATAAATAAAATAATTATCGATACATTAAAACCTATAAATATCCCTGTTTCTTTCCAAAGATATACTGGAAAAGCAAAAACGTATATTACCTTTCATGAGTACTTTACAAGTGGAGAAGAGTACGAAGATGATTTTGAATTCTATACAGGTCATTATATTCAAGTTGATATATGGTCGAAAGAAGATTATACAGACATCGTTAAAGAAGTAAAAGAAAAATTAGAAAATATAGGTTTTAAGAGACTAAATGAGGCTGACCTTTATGAATCAGATACAGAAATTTACCATAAAGCACTAAGATTTTTCTATTTAGAAGAGAAGGAGGAAAGTTAAATGGCAAGACAAATAGGTCTTAGGGATATTCATATAGCAGTTCTTACACAAGATGATAATACAGGTGTAGTATACGATACACCAGTAAAACTTGAAAGGGCAATAAGTGCTAGGCTTACACCTAAAATGAGTTCGGAAAATATATATTCTGACGATACAGTAGAAGATGTGATTACGGCTTTTGAAGGTGTTGAGGTAGAAATAGAAGTAAATCAGCTTTCTTTAGATAGTAGAGCAACACTTCAAGGTGCAAAGGTAGTAAGTGGAGTACTTATAGAAAGCAAGGAAGATATTCCACCTACACTGGCACTTGGATTTAAATCAAAGAAAAATAATGGAAAATATCGATATGTGTGGCTACTAAAAGGGAAATTTGAATTGGCTCCGGATGAATATGATACTGAGGGAGAGAAGCCTCAACCCAAAAGTGCAAAGCTTAAAGGAACTTTCTTTGCAAGGGATTATGATGGAAATTTTAGATTTATTGCCGATGAAGATCAGACAGGGATTGACCAGACAATTATTGATGGATGGTTTACAGCAGTTACTGACGAGCCGGTTGAAGGAGTATAGATGATGAGTGAAGAGGTGATTAATATTGAAAGCATCAGAACTTAAAAACAAAGGTATTAAATTCACTTTAGGTGATAAAGAATATGAACTGAAATTTAACATGAATACCTTTTGTGAACTTGAAGAAGTTTATGGAGATATCAATAAAGCCTTTGATGATTTACAGAATATGAAGATAAAAGCTATAAGAGCTTTAATATATGCAGCTATAAAGGTACAAGAAGAAAATATAACCTTAAAGGAAGTAGGAGAGAAGCTAGATTTAAAGGATTTAGAAAGACTAGGAATAGCTATAAACAAGGCATTAGAAAGTTCTATGCCAGAAATAGATGAAAATATGGGGGAAAATTAAGCCACTCAGATCCTGAAAGTTGGGATTGGGAGTGGCTTTATTATTTAGCGACAAACATACTTAAAATGACAGAAGAGCAGTTTTGGGAGTGTACTCCTAAAAAACTTCAGTCACTTTTCAAGGTGTATAAAAAAGTAAATGGGATAGAAGATGAAGATGAGCTTGACTACATTGATAACGTGTTGCTTTAAAGGGGGTGGAGGGTAGAAATGGCAAGAAACAGTGGAAATACAGTAGTAGCAAGGATTGGACTTGATGATAGGGGCTTTCAAGAGGGCGTTACGAGGATTAATAGAAGTTTAAAAGTAGTTAGAAGTGAATTTGCTGTAGCCAGTTCAAAGCTTGGAGATTTTGGGAAGTCTACTGAAGGATTAAAGCTAAAGGCCGATAGTTTAAGCAAGCAAATGGAGCTACAAAAGGCAAAGGTCCAGGCCCTTACAAGAAGTTACCAAGAAAGTGTAGAAAAAAAAGGTGAGGATGCAAAGGCTACTGAGAATCTTAGGATTAAACTTAATTATGCGACTGCTGAAATGAACAAGATGGAGAATGAACTTGCTGACATTAATAAGCAGATTAAAGTTCAAAGTAGTGGCTTTACGAAACTTGGTAAAAACCTTGAAGGTGTAGGTAGTAAAATGAAAAGCATAGGGAATGGCTTTTCAAGTGTTGGTAAAAAGCTATCTATGTCCGTAACTGCTCCTATTGTTGCTGCTGGATCAGGCCTTGTAAAGATTGCTAATGATTTCGAAGTGGCCCAAAATACTATTCGAATTGGTACTGGAGCAACTGGTGAAGCCTTAAAAGGACTAGAAGAAGATTTTAAATCAGTGTACACTTCATTTAATTCTAGTATGGAAGATGCCAGTACAGTTGTTGCTGACCTTAATACAAGAACAGGCCTTTCAGGTAAACCCTTACAGGAACTCTCACTTCAAATGCTAAAGCTTGCGAAAATTACTAAAGAAGATATAAATACCCTTATCCCAGCAGCAACTAGGATGTTTCAAGATGCAGGTATTGGGGCAGAAGAATATGGTGATGCCCTAGATTACACCTTTAAAGTAAGTCAGAGTACAGGTATTGGAGTTAGTAGACTTCAACAGTTAATGACTCAATTTGGTGGCCCTTTAAGACAGATGGGATTTGACTGGAAAACCTCAGCAGCTATGCTTGGTAAATTTGAAAAGGAAGGGGTAAATACTGAACTTGTACTAGGGTCCCTACGAATAGCCCTTGGAAAAATGGCTAAGGAAGGTATAAGTGAACCAAATAAGGCACTTTCAGAAATGATTACCCGAATTAAAGAAGCAGGCACAGCTGGTGAAGCCAATGCCATGGCACTGGAGATGTTCGGTGCAAGGGCAGGTCCAGATATGGCTGCTGCCATTAGAGAAGGGAGACTTGACCTTGATGCACTTATAGAAAGTATAAAGACAAGTCCTGAAACAATAGAAAAAGCTGCTAAAGATACAGAAACTATAACAGATAAATTCACAGTACTTAAAAATCAAATGCTTGTTTCTCTAGAACCACTAGGTAAACAACTTTTAGAATCAATAGAAGGTGCAATGCCAGCTATTCAAAAATTAATACAAGGTATAACAAATATTATTGAAAAGTTTAATGCCCTTTCTCCTGCACAGCAGAATATGATTTTTAAACTTGCCCTTGTTGCAGCTGCCATTGGACCAGTATTGACAGTAGTAGGAAAATTAGTATCAATAGGAGGAACTCTTTTTACCACCTTTGGGTCAATATCAACTGCCCTTGGAGCAGCAGGAGGAGCAAGTGGAGCCTTAGGTGCCGTCTTTACAGCATTAACTGGTCCTATTGGTATTGTTATTGGAGCTATTGTAGGACTTACTGCAGTATTTGTGGGTCTATATAAGAATAATGAAGATTTTAGAAATTTTGTGAATGAGACATGGAATGAAGTAAAGACCATTATAGGAACAATTATTAATAAATTGAAAGAATTATTTAAGGCTTTTATCACTTTTGCCACAGATATATGGAGTAAATACGGTGAGACAACAGTGGCTGTAATTTCGTCTGCCTTTGACATAATAGCAAACATTGTAAAGACTACTTTAAATGTAATTAAAGATGTGATTAAAATTGTAACCAGTCTTATAAAAGGAGATTGGCAAGGGGTATGGGAAGGGATAAAGAGTCTTACAAAGAATCTTTGGGATGGAATAAAAAATATTATAAGTAGTTCCTTTGACTTTATAAAGAATATAATTACTTTACAGATGAAATTCATAGAAGGCTTTATTTCTGGTATATGGAATGGCATTAAAACCGTTACCTCTAATGTTTGGAACGGTATCAAAACTGCTATAGAAACTCCTATTAAAGCAGCTAAGAATACAGTAAAAACAGCCATTGATTCTATCTATAAGTTCTTTACTGGTTTAAAACTTCCAGAAATTAAAATACCTAGAATTAAATTACCCCATTTTAAATTAAAAGGAGACTTTAGTTTAAATCCACCAAAAGTACCAAAGCTTAGTGTTAATTGGTATGCAAGTGGTGGTATTTTTAATAAGCCAAGCATTATTGGTGTAGGAGAAGCAGGTACAGAAGCGGTGCTTCCTATTGATAGGCTAGATGACATATTAGCAAGAGCACTGGAGAAAGTAAAAGGTGGCTCAGTAGGATCTGGAATAACCCTTCATATAGATAACTTTATTAATAATACAGATAAAGACATAGAACAGCTTGCCTATGAACTTGAATTTTACAGACAAAGAGTGGCAATGGGAAGGGGTGGTGTATAATGCTAAGCTTTAATTTTAATGGTAAAGATAGCTATTTAGACTTCGGAATGTTCATTACAAAACGGCCAACCATTTCTTCACCAAAACGTAGGGTAAGCTATATAGATATTCCTGGAAGGCACTCGAGACTTAGATATGATGAAGGTACTTTTGAAGATATTACTATAGCAGTTGAATGTACAATTAAAGATAGAGAAAATCTTCTTTTAAAGATTGATAATATTAAATCATGGTTATTTGGTGCAGGTGAGGGTGATTTAATATTTAGCTTTCAGCCTGATAAAAAGTATATAGCTCAGGTGGTTAACGCGATAGATTTTGAACAAATATTTAAATATACTTCAATGTTCCCTATTTTATTTAACTGTAGACCCTTTAAATATGCAGTTCAAAACAGCATTCTTACTATTACTGAAAGTGGAAGTTTTATTACAAACCCAGGAAGTATAGAAAGTAAACCGGTTATAACAGTTTATGGTACAGGAAATATAAACCTTATAGTAAATGATTCAGAGGCCAGGCTTTCTGATATTGAAAATAAAATTATTTTAAACTGTGAGATTGAGGATTGTTATGATGATGAGTTTAATAATCTAAATTCTAAAATGGTAGGAGAGTTTCCAACTCTTATTCCTGGTTCAAACAATATACAGTGGACAGGGAATGTAGAAAAAATAGAAATACTACCTAACTGGCGGTGGCTTTAATGATTACAGTTTATGATAAGAAAACAACTAAGGGAAATTTCAATAA